GACGCTCTCAACGCGCAGATTACCAGCCTGACTCCAACTCCCGATACGGAGTCCAAAGAGTCTGAAGGCACTAACCCCGCCAAGAAGACTAAATAAGGTAACGCGCCATGTATGCGACTCGTCAAAATATGGTGGATGCATTCGGTGAGAAAGAGTGTATCGCCCTTACAGACCGCAATTTCAGCGGCCAGATTGATGACCATGTGATGGACGTCAAGCTGACGCAAGCCAGCGCTGAAATTGATAGCTATCTGGCGGGTCGCTACCCCATTCCCTGGCCAGATACCCCAGGCATTCTGGTAGGTAAGTGCTGTGATATTGCCCGTTTCCTGTTGTGTGGTGCCGACACTCAAAGCACTGACGAAATCCGGGAGCGATACGAAGATGCCCGCCGTTACTTTGAAAAGGTCGCGGCGGGGACAATTACCCTGGGTAAATTGCCTAATGGGGAAGTGGTCGAGTCTACGGCGCGTGTTCGCTTCTCTTCTGCGGGCCGTAACTTTGGCCGTGACTCGACTAATGGGGGCGCATTTTGATTATTGCACTGACTGAAAAAGCCATTTGTGAACGGTTACGTCTAGGGCTGGGCCGGATGGTTCATGGTGTCCATACCTACGGCGGTGAAATGGATGGTGAACCTGCCGACGTTGCCCGCTGTTTACCGGGCATCTGGGTGACGTTCGGCGGCATCCAGAAGACTGAGAATACCAGTATCACCAAGCGAAAATACAAAACCTATGGGCGTTTTGTGGTGATTGTGGGTGACCGCAACGTGCGCAGCGAGGAAGCCACGCGTCAGGGTGGCCCCGGACTGGCAGAAGTTGGCACCTATAAAATGGTCGCGGCTGTCCGGCGCTTGCTCTCGGGTCAAGACTTAGGACTCGGGATTGCGCATTTGGTTCCTGGTCGCGTTCGTACCTTGTTTAATACCAAAGTGGGCGAAAGAGCCTTGTCTGTTTTCGCCTGCGAATTTGATACCTACTGGGTTGAAGAGGCGCTGGAAAATGGCTTATTCCCTGTTGTTGATGCGCCTGCTGATTCCATTGACAGTATCTTTATCGGCTATCTGGGTAGCCAAAGCGAGCCGGACGCTGACTGGCTTACCACTCGTCTTAGCTATGACATCCCGCAGACCACGCGTTCGCCGGATGCTGAGGACATTATTCATCATGACCACACTGAAAGTTAAAGCTGTTGGCGGGGTTCGCGTTCCTTACCAGCACAATGCCCGAAAATACATTGTGGGCGACACGGTAGACGTCCCCAACACCGCCTATTACCTGCGTCAAATCGCCGCCGGTGACCTGATTATCGTGGCGGAGAGTAAGTCTCCCCCTGCGACTGAAGATGCGCCGGTGACAGAGACCGTTGTCGATGCAGTTGAACCGAAAGCCAAAACTAAAGCGGAGGCATCTCGTGGCCAGTCCTAATATTGCTTTTGACAATATCCCGTCGAGTATCCGAAAACCGGGTAAATACTTTGAATTCAATACCCGGCTGGCGGTTAACTCGTTACCCAGCAATCAGCAACTGGTCTTGATTATCGGCCAGATGTTGTCAACAGGCAGCGCGTTACCACTTGTGGCCACCAGTGTATTTTCGGATACGCAGGCCGCTGAATTGTTTGGTTACGGCTCGCAGGCACATTTGATGGCCATCGATGCCATTACCAGTAATCGCTATCTGCAATTGCAGATTATCGGTGTATCGGATGCCGCCGCAGGTCAGGCAGCTAAAGGCACCTTAACCCTGACGGGTACAGCGGCGACCAGCGGCGTGGTCAGTCTGTCGGTTGGCAATATTCGCATTGATGCTGCCGTGGCCGC